GGTACAAGGTGTACGGCCTCGGTCAGGTCGGGACGCTTCAGGGGGCCATCTACGAGGACTTCGAGGTCGTGGAGGGTATCGATGTCAGCCGAGCCAAATTCGTCGCCCTTGGGCTTGACTGGGGCTTTAGCAACGACCCTACGGCCTTGGTCGCCATCTACCGCCAAGGGGACTGCCTGCTGATTCAGGAACTGCTCTACGCAACAGGCCTTACCAACCAAGACATCGCAGATAAGTTGCGGTCCTTGGGCATCACAAGGGCTTGGGAAATCGTGGCGGATTCAGCAGAACCCAAGAGCATCGAGGAAATCTACCGACTTGGTTTCAATATCAAGCCAGCAGAGAAAGGTCCCGATTCGGTCAGGAACGGGATAGACATCCTGAAACGCTTTAAGTTGCAGGTAACCAAGGATAGCACCAACCTGATCAAGGAACTGCGGTCCTACACTTGGGCGACCGACAAGGAAGGCAAAAACACGGGGGTCCCTATCGATTCCTTCAACCACGCCTGCGATGCTATGCGGTATGTGGCCCTTAACAAGTTACGGGTCAGTAACTCAGGGAAGTATGTTGTGGTTTAACTTTGCGGTACTAAACCCCTAAACAATATGAAAGATTTTATTACTGCCTAAATGAACCCCGAACGCATCCTTGACCTGCTCATCGAAATCGGCAAGACGCTTGCAGCCATTTTCTTCATCATCACCCTTCTAACCCTCCTTTGGACCTTATGAAAGTCGTTCACTACTACCACATCTACTGCGGAGGGAATTGGCAGTTAATCCTCAACCAGCACATGATGGCGGTCTGCAATTACGGCCTCATCAATGTCTTGGATGAGATAAGGGTCGGCATTGTCGGTCCACCCGAACAACGCAAGGCGGTCAAGGAGGTGCTGGAGAACTCGATGGTGGCCGATAAGGTCAAGGTCGTGGTTACCCGAACCAACGCTTGGGAGCAGGCGACGCTTACCGAGATGTACCGGGCCTCGCAGGAAGAAGAAGCCGTGTACCTGTACGCTCACACGAAGGGGGCTGCGAATCCATCCTTGACCACCCAACTATGGGGCAGGTCCATGCTATTCTTCAACGTGGTCGCATGGGAGCGGTCCATGCAAATGCTGGAGGGGGTCGATGCCGTAGGATGTCATTGGATAACCAAAGAGCAGTTCCCTCACATGGCGGACCACAACAACCCCGAAGGCTATCCGTACTTCGGGGGCAACTTTTGGTGGGCCAAGTCAAGCCACATCAAAGAACTGGGCGAACCTGCAAGGGACCATCGATTCCGAGCAGAAACTTGGGTTGGCAAGAAGCCCGACACCAAGGTCTTTGATTCCAACCCCGGCTGGCCTTCGCCCGAACGCTTTGTCATAACTTTTTAGCATGAAAAAACACATCGACCAACTCAAAGCCTTGGACTACTCGCACATTTACACGACTGCGGTAGAGCATATCATTGAAATCTACGAGGAAGCCAAGAAGCACAAGGGAGGCCACGCTTTGGAACTCGGTTCCTACCTCGGACACTCGACGCTCGCTATCGCCTTGGCTGGGCTTGACGTGGTGGTTTACGACACCGATACAACGGTTGAGGATAAACGCAAAGCCCTGCTATCGCAGTTCAAGGTCGAATGGAACAACCAACCGAGCCACATGGCCCTGCAAGAGGTCAGGACGTTTGACTTCATCTTTCACGATTCCGACCACGGGGACGGCATGATTCCCGAAATGGTTGCCTTGTTCAACAAAGCCCTCAACCCCGGTGGGACGATGCTCATCCATGATGCCGAACTGCTGACGATGGTCAACCTTACGAGCCAACTGCAGCCACACGAAGCCAAGGGGTCAACCGACCAAAGAGGCAGGATGCTTTTAACCATCTACAAAAAATGAAGGCAAAAACTTACATCTTCTGCCACGATACCGACATCGTGAAGCAATGCGAAGCCGAGGGGAGGTTCAAGGACTTAGCCCCCTACACTTGGGTCATGCTTGGGTTCAAGGACTTCGATGGCATGGCTGGCCTTGACCATATCGTTGCAAGGAACGAACCCGACAACATCGAGAGCCATCGCAACCTCGTCGCTTGGACTGGATGGTATGCTTTAGCCAAGAACGGCTACATCAAGAACGGAGATGTCGTGAACCTGTTCGAGTACGACCTCACCAAGACAGGCGACTTTGACCAACGGGCTTACTGCGCCTATTTCCGAGTCCCTGTTGACGTTGTGCCTTACTGGTCGTGTGGCGATAACTACGAGCCACACATCAAGCAACTGACTGGAAGGGGTGCAAAGGAATTCTATCAACCCGTCGTGCCTGTAACTTCCAATTACACGCTGACTTGGGACGATTCCTACCTTGACCTAACCGTCGCTTGCATTGAGCAAAAGTTGGTGGCTATTCCCCACGTCGGCCACATTTTAGAACGAGCCTACTCGCAGAGGTTTGCTGACATCCCTTACAACGTGGCTGCATTCAAGCACGCCTTCGCCAACTCTCACGGGTTCTAAGATGTACTTGGTCGGGGTTAATTACGCAACGAGTGAATACCTTCCAGCAGCGAGGGCGCAGGCTAATCAGTACCCTTTCCCGATTACAACAACCGAGGACGAGAAACGTCCGGGCAGGGGCAACAACTGGTGGAGGTGGAAGCCTCAAATCATCCTTGACGCTCTCTTTGACTTGCAGGAGGACGAAGTTCTGCTTTACCTCGATGCCCAAGACCTGCACGGGGATGGCTGCTTTGAGTTTGCCAAGCAATACTTGCAAGACAACCCCATCCTGTTGCATCAAAACTTTCACAACCATATCTCATACACGAAGGGCGACTGCTACGCCTTGATGGACTGCCTTCAATTCTTTAACGAGAAGCCGATGCAGATAGAGGCGGGGTTCCTTGGCTTACGCAAGACCGACTTCACGATTGACCTCATGTACGAGTGGTCCAAGTGGCTCCACGTTGACAAGGCCGTGAATGACGACCCCAGCGAGTATCCGAACCATCCATCGTTTATTGACCACAGGCACGACCAAAGCGTCCTGACCAACCTCGCCCTGCTTAACGACCTGCCTATGGTCGTCGTTCCCGAAATCCGTTGCAACACAAGACCCAAACTATGAAACTCCAAGACCTGACCATCGACCAGTTCCAGCGCATCGGAGCCATTGAGTTTTCCAGCGTCCTTGGGGACTACGACAAGCGTGCAGGGGTCGTCGCAATCGTTGAGGGGGTCGATATATCACTCGTGAGGGAAATGCCCGCCAAGAGCGTCCTAAAGCGTTACAAGGCCATTATCAGCGAGTGGAACGCATTGCCTGCCCTTGGGTACAAGCGAAAGTTCAAAGCCGGGGGCAAGTGGTGGATTCCAACGGTCTTCACGGATGAACTCACGGCCGGGCAGTTGATTGAGTTAATGGACGCAAACACGACCGACGAAAAACAACTCCTGCAAAACCTTCACCGAATCATGGCGACCCTGTGCAGAGAGGGCGGTCTATTCGGATTATTCCCGAAAAAGTACGACGGGGCTGCCCATGCGGAGCGAGCCGAACTGATGAAGAAGCACGCCAAGGTGGGCGATGTTTGGGGGGTTGTCAGTTTTTTTTTGTTAAGTTCCGAACCCTACTTGAAAGTTTTGAGCGACTATTCCAAGCACCTGATGAAGACGGCCGAGGGGCTGACGTAAGCCCGCTTGCCGGGTACGGTTGGCTTATGGTGGTGTGGCGGATGGCAAACAAGGACGTGCTGAAATTCGATGCCATCTTTGCGATGAAGGCGGTGGAGTTCCTGAACTATGCGCTCCTGATTCACGACATCTTGGAAGCCGAACGGATGGAAGCGGAGCGAGCAAGGCGCAGATAGACACTATCCGGCACGGGGGACATTTACCCACATGGAGTTCAACGTCTTTGTAGGAGGGTCAGGCAAGAAACTGACCGACATCCAAAAGGAGGCCCTTGCTGACTTTGGTGTAGCCCTCGAAGATGGGGCCATTGAGAACAAGTCCCACGCCTTAGTGGTCAAGTGGCTGGAAGGGGTGGTCCGCCTTGCAAAGCAGAACCTTGCCAAGTCGAACGCCATCGCAAGCAACGCCCTTTCGCAGTCCATCACGGTTACCCCTATATCCCTTAACGACCAGTCCTTCGTTGTTGCTATTGAGGCAGCGGATTATTGGAAGTTTGTGGACCTCGGTGTCAAGGGTGCAAACTCAACCAAACGTGCGCCTAACTCGCCGTTTCAATACCGGGACAAGCGTCCACCTATCCGCCCGATTCAGGAGTGGATTGCGTTTAAGGGCATTCCGTTGGAAGGCCGGGACAAGAAGGCAGCAAACAGGTCCTTTGCCATCAACATCGCCAACAAGATTCGGAGGGAAGGTCTGAGAGCGACCAACTTTATGAGCAACGCAGTAAGCCCCGAAATGATAGAGGTCTTGACTGAGAATATCGCAGAGGTCCTTGGCAAATCCATAAGCGTAGCAACAACAAGATAAAATGGCAACAACCGTCCTTTCAGGGTCGCCCCAAGTGGCAACCCCCGTTTACAACAAGATGCTCTTTAAGGTCAGCGGTTCGCTGATTGCACAACCGAACTACCGCTACGTCTGCGATGTCAAGAACCCAGCAGGGACCACCCTTGCACGGTTGAAGTGCGACAAACTGCCCAGCACCAACTTCGGCTTCTTTGACGTTGCCAAGGTCGTTGAAACGCTGATTGCCCCGACTAAGCCATCGCTTACCCAAACGGGTTTCGTGGATCATGCCGGGTACTATTCGGGTTACAGGCTTGACTTCATGGAGGAATACGGCAACACCCCTGTCGTGCAGACGGGAACGGTTACCACCGTCAGCGGGGTCATGGGGTTTGCGGGGAACTTGGAGCAGTTGGAGTTCCAATCCTACAATTCTGCGACTCGATTCCCTTCGGGTACGCTTTTGGGTAGTTTGGCTTTGACCACCCCGACCCGATTCGTATGGCATTCCAATACCGAGGCGAGGTGGCTCGCCCAAGGGAAGGGGACAACAACGGCCAACTTTGACAAAGCCCTGATTCGCTACTACACGGCCGGGGGTACGTTGGTCCGAGAGTACACGGTCAATAACGGCCAACCATCGGTGCAGCAAGTCGTCCGCTTTGGTGCAGGGCCGTCCAATATCCGGGCATTGACTTCGGGCCAAGCCAGCGACGGGTTCAGCGGTGAGTACCTATTCCCGTCCAATGAAGGCGAATACTACACCATCGCCTTCGGGGACTCCGCTTGGAACGACTTTAACCAACGCTGCGATGCGGATGGAGCCGACCCAGCCGAAAGTTCATTCTGCTTGGAGGAACGATTCAACGAACTATACGAGGACAACTACGACAACTTCGGGCAAGAGTACGCCTATACGAAGGGTCTTTGCGAGCGTTTTAACTCCATCCCGGTTCACTTCCAAAACAAGTGGGGCGGGCTTGATGCGTATGTCTTCACATTGAAGAACCGCAAGAGGGCCAACATTACCCGGCAGACGTTCGGGTACAACTCGGACGTTTACGCAACCACCACCTACGACAAGGTGTGGGCAGGGGAGTTCGACTACGTTTACGCCCTCAACTCGGACTGGCTGACCGATGCCGAGTCTGCTTGGCTAATTGAGATGGTCAGGTCCGGGCAGGTATGGCTTGAACTGGATGGGCAGTTGGTTGAAGCCATCGTGAACGCCAACACCTACCAATTCACGACTCGCAGGAACGACCGCCTGACTCAGTTGCAGGTCGAGGTTGCCGTGGCTTACAAGAACAACATCCTATGAGCGTAACCCTCATCGCCTACCCTCTCAACGAATCAAACGCAGAGGTCCCCTACGTCCTTGACACCATGGGCGAAATCGACATCGCCCTGACGTTCAGCGTGGAGGACATTGCCGACATCACTAAGCGAAGGGGTTCTTTTTCCAAGACCATCACGTTGCCTAATACGACGACAAATCGGGACTGCTTTGGTCATGCCTACAACATCCAGTCCTTTGTGGGTGGATTCCAGCCAAACAAGAAGATTCGTGCAGCCATGTGGGAGGACGGGGTCCAAGTGTTCAGCGGAGTCCTGCAACTGATTTCCATGTCCAAGATTCGGGGAGAGGTAACCTACGAGGTTGGCTTGTTCTCGGACGATGTGAGCCTGTTCAAGTCCATTGAGGGCAACCTCCTTGCGACAACGGTTGGGGTAAGCGGAATGAACCACACGCTGACTTCTGCTCATGTTTCTGCGACTTGGACCGCATCGGGTGCAAGTGGTTACGTTTACGGCTTGGTGGATTCCTACGGATATACCGATGTGGTTACGCAGGGGTGGTTTGCCGTGCCGTTCTACAAGATGACCCCAAGCATTTATGTGAAGAAGATGGTGGATCTAATCTTCGCACAGGCGGGGTATCGCTACACCTCGGAGTTCTTCAACTCGGAGCGGTTCGGCAAGTTGGTCATTCCATACGCTGCTGGGGAAGCAATACTGAACTTATCGGGGTCAACGATTTTCGTAGCAAGTACCGGGACGATTAGCGCATCGGGAAACATCAACTACACGATGCAGTTCCAAGATGAAACAGGAAGTTATTACGACCGCCCCGGATATTGGGTTCCTTCGTCAAGCACCTTTGTTGCGCCTTCGTTCCCAACTCGTTGGAACATAACGGTAAATTTTGGGGTAACTGTTGCAGCACCGAGGCCCGTTGCAAATATGAGTATCCGAAACCTGACCAACTCTACGGATAATCAGGTCATCACGGGCATAAACATATTCTCAAACAACTCGGTTACTTTTCCAAACGTTACCATCCCTGCCAACACAACCGCAAACATCGGCATCGTTTTCACGACTCCATTTTCGGGAGGTGCTGGCACTATTCTTTCAGGTGCAACAATCCTTTGGGAATGCTTGGAGAACCCTCAAACATTGCACACGGTTGACATGAGGACCGCCCTGCCTGCTGACGTGAAGCAGAGCGACCTCTTGCAAGACCTGCAAAAGATGTTCAACCTCTACTTCATGCCGGACCCTGCCGACCCGAAGAACCTTATTGTGGAGCCTTGGGTGGACTTCTATTCATCAGGGGTCGTGGACTGGTCGCAGAAATCGGATGAGAATGCCGAGCAGAACATCACGAACGGGGACCCGAACCAATACAAGACCATCGTGTTCAAGTACAAGGATGCCGGGGACTATTTATCAAAGTTGGATAAATCGAACTACCCGCTTGCCAAGGAAGGCTACGGAGGGCGAATCTTCACCACCGACAACTTCTACGGCAAAGGCGAGAACGTCGTCGAACTCGCTTGCAGCACTCTAATCCCTGCGAACTTCACGACTGACAAGGTAATCGGCAGGGCTTGGGACTTGGATGGCTCTGCTTTGTCGGGAACCATCAAGACCTTGCAGAGCGGTTACAGGATAGCCCAATACAACCTCATCGAAGCCCCGACGACGTGGGCCTACCAGTACGGGGTCAGCGGTTCGGTAGCACTCGCAGAATCGTTGTTGAGCCTGCCCTTTGTCAGCCACCTTAACAACCCTTACGCAGCAGATTTCGACCTTGCTTTTGGAATCCCCAAGCAGTTGTACTATGCGGTGAATGTCGCCGCAAATAGCGACCCATACGCATACACGAACAACAACCTGTTCAACATCTATTGGTGGAATTTCATCCAAGAAACCGTCAGCCGTGAGGCGATGCAGTTGGAGTTGTCCATCATGCTCAATGCGGTGGACATCAGCCAACTCGACTTCCGAACCCCTATCTACTACGGAGGGGTCCGTTGGAGGCTGCTTGAGATTCGGGACTACGAGATAGGTCAGCAGAAGCCTTGCCGGGTAACCCTTCGCAGGATTCTCAACTTGACCGAGTTTGTCCCAAAGCAAATCTACTACTTCCCCTACGACGGCCCTGTCCCTGCAACGGATTCGGACTACCCGAACGAAGTCCCCCCGATTCCAACCATCAAAGAACTCCCAGCGGTTGCAGGTCCTCCCGGTGAAACGGGTGCAACAGGTGCGCAGGGCGACCCCGGTCCAGCAGGTGCAGGGTTCACTCCGGGCGATGCGGCAGGGGACATCAAGTATTGGGATGGAGCCGATTGGGTCAACTTGGGAATAGGAAACGAAGGTCAGGTCTTGGAGGTTGTGTCGGGATTACCAGCATGGGCAGACAAATAAAAAACTATGGCAGTTACTAAAGAAATCGTCCTCGAAGTAGGAATCAAGGACTCAACAGGTCAAGGAACTGAATCCGCAAAGAAACGGCTCCGTGATTTACAACGCGCGCTCGTTGACCTTGCGGTCGCAGGGCAAGAGAACTCCGCAGAGTTTCGGAAGTTAGAGGCCGAGGCAGGAGAGTTGTCCGACACCATTGGCGATGTTAGCCAAAGGGTCAAAAACCTTGGCTCGGACACCAAAAACATTGAGGCGTTCACTCAAGCGGTTCAAGGTGTTGCTGCTGGTTTCCAAATCGCTCAAGGTGCTGCTGCATTGTTTGGTGAGGAAAACGAGGACATCCAAAAGGCTATGTTGCAGGTCAATGCGACCATGGCTATTGCCAACGGAATTCAGCAGGTAACGGTCCTGCTTCAAAAGGAATCGGCTATCTCAATGACGGCCAACAGGATTGCAACGGCCCTGTACGACAAGACGTTGAAAGGAACCATCGTAAGCCTTCGCCTCTTTAGGACTGCCTTGATTTCAACGGGTATTGGTGCAGCGATTGTTGGTGTTGGATTGCTTGTTGAGAACTGGGAAAAACTCACAAAAGTCGTAAAGGATTTCTTGGGCATTGAAACGAAAGACCTCAAGGCCGTATCCGAATTAGCGCAAAGGCAGGTTGAACTCGCAGAGGCAAGAGGCGAAAGCGAGGCAAAGGTTCAGAATCTCTTGATGGCTGCTTACGATGCAAGGATTGCAGCAGCCGAGAAAGAAGAAGAGCGAGCGCAACTGATTCACGAGAAAGAGGTCGCAAGGTTGACTTATCAAACCAAACTGCGAACCGATGCAATAGAAAAGCAGAAGAAAGATGCAGAGGATTTAAGGGCGATGGATTCGGCAGCCAGTCAAGAAGCCGAGAATTTTCGCTTGGCTAAAATTGGCAGGATAAACGATGAACTCGAAAGGGAAAAGGCTTTGCGAGATGAGAAACTTGCAATCCTTCGGGAAGAAAAGGCACAAAGGGAAGCAGACCTCAAAAAGAGATTCACGGATTCGGACGAGTTTGCCAAAGCCTATATTCTGCTGACCGAGGAAATGCGACTTAAAGAGCAAGGCATTGCCGAGGATAGTGCAGACAAAATTTCAAAGATTGAACGCAATCGTAGGCAACAGGACTTGCAGATGGCTTCCGAGGCCGTTGGTGCGCTTGGTAATTTGCTGACCGCTGGCTTGGGCAAGTCCGAGAAAGACCAAAGAAAAGCCTTTGAGATAAACAAGAAGGCCAGCATGGGTCAAGCCCTTATCAATACCTTCATGGCCGTAACCGCTGCTCTGACTGCTGGAGGGAACCCGATTAAAATTGCAAAAGGTCGTCAGTTCATTGACGCAGGTATCGCCCTTGCGACAGGCTTGGCGCAGGTCGCCAAAATCAGCAAGACCCAATTCCAAGGGAGTTCGGCAAGTGGAGGCGGTGGAGCGTTAACTGCTGGTGGTGGTGAAGGAGGCGATGTTGCTCCTGCTCCAATCTTTGCTAACCCTCAAACGACCATGCTTGGAACCGATGGTGCTGCAATGGGCCAAGGCCAAGGCTCATCACCAATGCGAGCCTATGTTGTGGAGAGGGACATCACCCAAAGCACTCGCAGGGTTCGGAGGTTGGAGGAATTTGCAACTTTGGGGGCATAGGACATTTACCACTATGGAACTGCCAATATACCGAATGACCGTGGACGAGGTGGATGAAGGGGTCCAATTCGTGGCCCTGACCGATATGCCAGCGATTGAACGGCCATTCCAAGCCTTCGCAAAGACACCACAACGCTTTAGCGAAACAGGCGAACGCAGGGTGCTGACCGGGCCGCTAATGCTTGCAGATACTCCCATCTTTCGCAAGGACGAAACCTACGGGGAGTACTACGTTGTATTTGACAAAGCGACCATCCGCAAGATAGTCCAAAAGTATTTCAAGCAAGGCAACCAGCACAACGTCAACGCCTACCACAATGCCGAACTGGATGGCGTGTTCATGTTCGAGTCATTTATAACCGATGCCGAGCGTGGCATCATGCCTCCCAAGGGCTACGAGGACACCCCCGACGGTTCTTGGTTCGGCTCCTTCAAGGTTGAGAACGACGAAGTTTGGGACAACCGCAATCTATTCCGGGGTTTCTCCGTTGAAGGCTTGTTCGGGATGGACAAGACCGAATCCGAAATGGAGGTCGCACTCGCTGGCCTCGCTGACGAATTAACCGCTTTTTTGCAACATATCCAACCCAACTACAAATCCAACTAACTATGAACCTGAAAAACGCAATCGAATCCCTGCGAAGTGAACTTCGTAAATTCAGCACCCAAAAGCAGTCCTTCGCTGACTACAAGTTGACCGATGGCACGGTTGTCCGTGTGGATGGCGACCTCGTTGCAGGTACTGCCGTTTACGTTGTAGCCGAAGAAGGCACACTTCCTGCGCCCGATGGCGAACACGTCGTCGAAGGCGTTGGCACTATCAAGACCGAAGGAGGCAAAATCGTTGAGGTCATCGCTGCCGAAGTAGCAACCCCGGTCATCGAGCCGTTGCCCGTTGCTGCTGAAATCACCCCCGAAGTGGCCGTTGAGGTAACCGAAGAAATCAAGGAGGCCTATCCTGCCATGACCCCCGAAGTTGTCGAGGCCATCGTCGCCAAGCACCTCGGAGCCATCATGGACGAACTCAAAGCAGCATACGCTGAAATGGGCAAGATGAAGGAGAAAATGTCTGCATTCGCATCGCAGGTTGAAACCATGGCCGACATCGTCGAAAAGGTTTCCGAACTCCCAGCCGAAGCCCCCAAAGCAAGCGGTTCCGCAATCGTCGAGCAACGCAAGGCTCAAGCCTCGCAGAACTTCAACGCTCTCGCACAAGCACTACAATCACTCAAATCCAAAAACTAAACCCCTAACCCCCCCCCACTAACCATGGCATACAATTTTGGCAATTTAGTTGCCTACACCGACCAAGAGAGGCTTCCTCTCATCACCAAAGCGGTATTCTCCGCTCGTTCAGCAGCCCTGTTCACCAAGCAGGTGGGCATCAAGTTCGCTGCTGCTCTCAACCTCATGGACACCGATGCCTTGATTCAAGGCGGAGATGTTTGCGGTTACGCAAGTTCAGGTACGACTACATTCAGTCAGCGGAATATCACCGTTGGCCGTATGAAGGTTCAAGAAACCCTTTGCCCTCGTTCCTTGGAGCAGTACTGGATGCAGACCCAGTTGACCGCTGGCTCTACCTACGATGGTGTTCCTTTCGAGCAGGCTTTCTCCGAGCAGAAGGCTCTCCGTATCGCTGAGGCTTTGGAAAATGCAATTTGGAAGGGCAACACTTATTTCAGCGGTGTCAACCAACTCTTGAACGCTGCTTCGGGTTCTACCATCAGCGGTAACACAGGAGCGGTATCGGCCTCCGTTGGTATCACCACAGGCAACGCAATCGCCATCTTCGACGGCATTTACAACCAAATCCCACAGGCCATCCTGACCAAGAATGACCTCGTAATCTTCTGCGGTTGGGACAACTTCCGTACATTGCTTGGTGCTTTCAAATCAACCGCTAACGTCCTGTATAACCAAGTTGACTTGGCTGGCCTTGCGGATGGCGATATTATGTATCCCGGCACAAACGTCCGTGTCATTGCAGTCCCCGGCTTGACTGGAACTAACCGCATCGTTTCGTCTTACCTCGGTAACTTCTTCTACGGGACCGACCTTTTGAGCGACGAGGAGCAGTTCTCAATCTGGTTCAGCAAAGACAACGATGAAGTCCGCTTCCAAGCAGCCTTTAAAGCAGGTGTCCAAATCGCTTACCCCGACTTGGTTGTTGACTTCCGCTTGACCTAATGTGTAGGGGGGAGGGAAACCTCCCCCTGCTTTTTGTTCCTTGAAACTTAAACCCCAAATACACATATGT